GCACCGCCACCTGTGGCATCGCTAATTAAATTTTTAGAAGCCAATACATAACTTATTTTATCTTCTTGTAATGTAAGTATATCAGTTTCTCTCGCATAAAGTTTTTGTATTGGACCAAAACTTGTTTCTAATTCTTTAAAGTTTGCTAATCCTAAATTAAATTCATTAAGATTATTTACTCCTGCATTGTTGCTAAACACACCACTGTACGTCAAATCAGCGAAACGATGTGCTTCTTTAAAGTCTTGCTCTGATACTGCTAAACTTCTTTGCCCCATCTTTAAGGCTCTGCCCGCTAAATCATCTTTAATCTTAAAACTTTCTACACCATTACCAAAAGTAAAACAATCTATAAATGGTAGTGTTACAATCGCTGGTTGAGTAGCAGTCTGGTTTTGGTCTCCATCAGCGTTTGGAGCTTGATGAAAATAATTACCAGTTGTTGCGTCTCTTATAACAGGATAAGAATCTGATGCGTCAAAGAATATACCTGCACTTGCATCTACAGGTTCTGTTTCAAACACTATCATAGTGTTAGCTCTTGTAACAATAATCTCACATCTAACTGAAACATTTCTTCTTCTGGAAAATGGTTGGAAACCTGAACATCCTTGCTTTTTAGTTTTCACAACTAAACCAAGTGGTGATGTTGGGTCGTTAGGAGTGTCTTGAACAAATTGAAAAAAGATAGTATTATTACCCATAGTTGCACCACTGTTATCTGTACAAGTAACACCAGGCACGCCTGCTGAGAAACTACCTACAGCTGTTTTAAAAACAACATCTATACTTCCTTGTGCTGCCACTTCACCAGGTGAAGCATTCGAAGCATTTACTTGGTCTCCAATCCACCATCTTCTAAAGTCTGGATAATCAGCTGATGAAAATAAAGTTTGATTCCATTTCCAATTATATTCTTCACAGTTACTTCCTCTTCCTGGTCTACTTACTCTAATGTTGATATCAATAGCTGAACCAGCTGGTATATCATAATTGGTTGTTACTCCAGCATCAGTTGTAAATAAAGGATAAACCACACCATGTTTACATGTACCGTCATTACCAGTACCTGTTGTTTTCTTTTCACCATTGTCAACCACTGCATCATCTGGTATATTAACATTAAAACCTGAAGGTTTTATTTCCATGTATAACCCAGGTAATTGAAATGTGCCATTACCCATACCTTGGTCGTCATTTAAAAAGTCTCTTGCTTGTCCTTCTACATTTAAAACTTTTGCTTTAACAACTTCTGATATAGGACCACCAACGTCTGTCTTTACGATTAAAGTATCTCCTGTTTTTACTTTATTTTGATTATCACCTTCTAACTTAAAATAAGTTACTTGTGATGTTTGTACAGAATAATAAAAATTAGAAAATATTGTTTCGTAATTACCTTTACTTGGTTTAACTACAAACTTATACCTCTGTGCCCATGATGGTGCATAGTTTTCTACCGTTGCTTTTATACTGTTAAGAGTTATACTGTTTGCTGTAGGTATACTTATGGTATTAAAGTTTGAGGTCAACACTGTCGATGCTCTTCCGTATTCATCTAAATAAACAATACCAGTTGCAAAGTCTCTATTACTATGTAATGAACCTGTAAATGAAGCTGTGCTAAAAACTACATCAGCAGAAACCACCCTAAAATATTCATACAAATCTGTTTGGTTAACGACAGGTGGTCCAGCAGAGCCTGCACTTTCAAATTTCATTGCTAATGTTTGTAAACCAATAATATTACTACCTGGTGAAGCTGTAATTCTAAAGCCTTGCTGAGCTGTTGAGCTATCAATACTACTTATTACTTTTGTAAACGTACAAGTAATAGAAGGTAAAGCTAAATCGTTATTGAACTTATCAGTTAGAGAACCACCTTGACTTGCTGATGCCATCGGTTGAAAGTTAACTCCCTGCTGCGTACCTATTGCATTTCTGAAATCCGAACTTTGAGAAAAGTCATAAACAGTTGCATAGTCTTGTTGTAAGGTTATACTTATATCAAAATTAATTGTGCCTTGACCAAAATTTATATTGTCTTGAAAACAAGGCTCGCCTGTTGTTCCTCCTATTTGAGCAGACTCTAATAATATACTAATACTAAGTACAGAGTTTTTCTTTAACTTAGTAGCCACGTCTGTTAAATCTATTTGAGCTTTAGCATTGGTTGCAGTCACTGTATTGTTAGGGTCGATTGTATAGTTGTCACCATTTGCTATTGTAGGTTCAGGCAACTGTTCGAAACCTACATTTTTTGATACCAGCTCAGTGCTATAATCTATTGCAATCTTCTGGTCATTTTCATTTGTAATATTGTATCCATCCACATAGTTACCGTAAATTAAACGGTTACCCATAATAGTTAATGCTTGAGCTTTTTTAGGTACATTATCATACAGCCTTAACAACTCATCACTTCCTAAAACAGAATATATTTTACTGTTGTTAAACTGAAAAGTGTGTACAGAATTATCTGCCCAGCCTTGTTCTAATTTATTAAACCTTTCTATTACATATATATTATTATTACTTGAGTCTTTAAATAATAAATCTACTTCTAAAACTCTTTCACTTCCTGTGTTAAAAGAAATATCAACAGCATTAAATCTGTTTTGCATTCCTTCGTTATTGTAATTTTTTACACTAAACTTAAAAGGATTTGTAGCAAAAGCAGGATTAGAAAATAATGATGTTGCACTGTATTCGTTGTTTTCATATCTATACCTGTAAGCAAAAGATAAAAACCTATCCTCTATATAATTTTCAGAACCAGGTAATTGTAAACCAACAAACGTTGGAGCTGGTAATGGTATATCAGCTGTAGGTGTAACCCCAGGTTCAAACTCGTATCCTGGTGGTTTTACAATAACATTTAAATCCTCATCTACTATTTGGTCAATACATGCTACAGGAAAATCATAACTCTGTGTAATGTTAATTTTTCTTGGTGGATTTAAATTGTCAGAAAAGAAAAGTAAATCTTCTATCTTTTCGACAGCTGTCATTAAATGTAAAGGATTAAAATTTAAAACAGTAAAAGATACTACATGGTATCTTAAAGTATTTGCATTGGTATTGTATGATAAAATTAAATCAAGTTTGTTTACTTTACCACCACAAGGAAAAGCAGGGTCATGTACAAACCAATATAATGTTTCATTAGCACTGTCTTGATATGCTCCGATACAGGTAGCTGATGAAGATAAATTTTGACCACCAAAAGCTAAAGTTGTTAACTGCGAATTACCCCTACTATTTTCTACTGCTCCAACCTCTGTTGTTTCAGTAGAACCCAATCGTAGATTCATAGCGTCTACGTATTCGCCTGGTGGAAGAAGTCTTTCATCCACAGACTTGTTCATACGTCCTCTGATAAAATTTGTGGTTACTATTGGCATACTACTTTATCCATTTATCCTGACCTCTTAAGTTCATTAAGAGTCGACCAGGATGTATATTACTTAATCTTATTTTTGCATTACGTAGTAAAGAAGATTTATCTTTTTGTGCTCTTCTTACTATATATTCTTGCACTCCTAATCTGCTATTCAAAATAGAATATTTAATATATGCGTATATATATTCTTCAAATAATTTATTTACACTAATTTTAGAATCGTCACCACCCTCCATTCCATCTGAAACATATTCTAATACCACAGAAGCACTTCCTCCTAAAGAACTAAAATTAATTACTCCTGCTTTTTTATCAATAGTAAATGTAGGATTTACATTTGCTGTCTCTGTGTTTAAACCAAATCTTGCACCTACAGAATAATCAAAATACCAACAACCATCAACACATGTTCCTTCACAATTATGAAACATGCTGCTGCTGTTAAGATATATACCTACCCTTCCTCTACTTAAATCCACTTGTGAATCTTGTGGGCTCAAAGCGTTACCGTCTTGGTCAAATAATATTCTATCATTATTGTCCTGTAAATAGGCAGAACTCCAATTAGTTTGTATGTTTTCACTCATCGGATATAAAACTCCGTTTCTAAATTGTGATATTCTTACCCAATTAACATAGTCAGCTGGTAGAATAAATCTTGAATTATTACCTACATCTAATTGTAAAACTTTTATTTCTTTCATAGCATCGTAATTCAATTCTTGAATACCACGCTTTGCATGAAATAATATTTGAAACCTGTTTATATTATTTACTAACTCATGATTACCTTGATACATCAACATAAAATTATTTACAATGTCTTGTAAAGACACGTATTGATATGAGCCCCAGTTTGCATCTTCAGGAGCGTTACCGTTGTTTGTATAATATTGATATTGATTTATATATGTCATCTTAGCTTGTTTCTTGTGTATCTGTTAATTCTTCTGCTACTCCAAATTTATATACTTGTTCTTCTCTAATTTCAATACCTATGTATTGACAAATCTTTGCAACTAAATTAGGCTCATCAGAAGCTGGTAGTTCAAAGTTTTGATAGTCAGCTGCACCTGGATTAAATATAGGGTCTTGACCAGACGTAGTTAAAAAAGTCCAGTTAGGTGCTAATGGATATCTAATGTATTGTGCTTGTATCGCTCCACCTTGAGTTATAGTAGTAGGATATACGGAAATAGTATTACCTAACACACCAGGTGTAACATTAGAACTTGCACCACCCAAAACATAAGCAGGATATTGCGTAGTAGGATAAGTAAGATTAGAGCTCGTTAAATAAAATAATTTATTTTGATTTACTCTTTCAACCTCTGTAATATTGTACTGGTCATATATACTATATGTTTCCCCTACCGCCATTATGCTTTCACTTAAAATCAAAATAGTGTCAGACCTAACTTCAGTAATATATGCTGAAGTATTGTCTGTAGTATTTGTTAATACATCTCCTACAGAAACTGATGTTGTAAATGTTTGAGTTGAATCAACTAATTGAGTCCCAGCAGATAAAGCAGTTGATGTCCCGCTTACCTTTAAAGTGGGATAATAAAATATTTTATTTATCAAATAATAGTCTGCAGGTAAATTATATTGATTATTTTGGTTTGCAACTGGTTGTGCTAAATAAGCTGTAGCTGAAAACGTATCTATTACCTCTTCTAAGTTTTTGATTACATCTGCGTATCCTGTACCTGATGTTCTTGCATTTTCTCTATTTATCCAATTATTATATTGATAAAAATAATCCTCAAACAAATCCATTTGAGCTTGTAAACAGTACAAATTAAAATCTTGTGGGGATATGTACCCATAATTATTTTTATTAGCAATAGCCAATACTGTATTTCTTACTGAATTTATCATGCGAGATTCTTTTTACAAATATAAGTAAAAAAAAAAGAGGCTTAATTGTTTAAGCCCCTTTCATAACTTCTGTTAGTGATTACTATGCAGACCACTCATCTTCGATTTGTGCAATAGCCGTAATAGGATATTTAGGCACTAATACAAAGTAAGGTTTAGTCCACGCAGTTTGAAGTGCTTGCTCAATAGCATCAACGACACTATTTAATTGCTCTTTAGTTTTAGCTGCATCACTTGCTGTTGTAGCAGTAAGCTCTATACCTAAAACTTCAGAAGCACCAGTTGCACCGTGTCCTTTTACATTGTAAAGAATCTTTACTTTTGTATTGGCACCAACTTCAATCCCTAATATACTTTGAATAGGAATTAAATGCGAAGCATCACTCAGACTGATTTTAAGATATTTTAACATAGTCAAAAAATTTAAGGGTTAAACAATACCACAAAGATACGATTCCTTATTAATCTTTTTTAAGCTTCTTTTTTAGTAACTTATATGTTTCAACTCCGTCATCACCTTGAAAATAAGATGCTACTATGTAGTAATGGTCTTCACCAAACGGTACTGATAATAATTTGTTTTTGTTTTTTGGAAGATTAAAAAATACATCTTTACCATTGTTTTTCAAAATCAACCACGTGTTATTAAAAAACTGAACAACATCTCCATATAGATTTAACATAGGGTCATTAACTGTTTCTATAAAATCTTGTGGATTATTTTTAGCGTATAACAATACATCTCTTTTTAATTCAGAGGTTGTAAGCCTATCGGCTGCACCTCCCATTAAAACTCTACATACTGTAACAAGCTCATCACCTTTTAAATTCTTTGCCATAATTTGGGCTTCTAATCCCATTTCGACAAAAGCTAATTCTTCAGCTGCATCTTTTTCGTTGTTTATTTCTTCAAACACTCTTCCATTAGATGGATGATAATATAAAAATTTTTGAAGTGCTTGATTAGTTCTTGGAACTGACAACATACCATCCTCAAACATTACAGGTTCTAATACTGCATTTCCATCTTGCTCATCCTCGAATGGAGACTTTTGATTTCGTGCATATCTAAGAGGTCTATTGACTCCTTTTTCTTCATCGAACCATAATAGTGGGGACCTGTTGGTGTGTCTTGAAGCTAACATGTAAGTTAGCGGTATTTGCCTAAGTAGTAATCTATAGGCTTTATCTGCGTATTTATCTTTATTTACTTTTTTCATTTTATTTAAATTTAATTTGATTAATAAAAAATATCAGGGGAGGAGTATACCTCCCCTAATATTAGTGTTTACTTCTTATTAGTTTTGGAATAAGAAGAAGTTGTTTGCACCTAAAACACAAACTGCTCTTTCAGATAAGAAGTTAACTTCCATCGCATCTAAAGAAGATGTTCTTGCTCCACCAGCTGAGCCAGTAATCCAAGTTTTATATCTTCTATCTTCTGCTTCAGAAGCTCTATATCTTACATGTAAGAATGGTCTCTTAGCGTTTTTACCAAGTATTTGGTCATAAACTGAAGTAGAACCAGCTGGAACTAATAGTCCATTGATACCACCTGCTACTAATCCACCTCTCATAGTTGGGTCATTTAGGTATTTCCAGTCAGACTTATAAAAGTCATAACCTCTTCTAAATCCAGAGAAACCAAGGTTAAGTGCCATTTCTTCATCATTGTCAAATAGACCATAAGATGTACCACCACCTCCGTAAGAGTTTTGTGTTGATAACATATCGTCAATATCAAATGAGAAGTTTCTGTTTACGAAGATTACATTTTCTTCGATTGCACCTTGCTTATCTAATCTTTGAATAATGCTGTCGAAGTCAGCTAATGATGTTGGGTTACCACCACCATAAACGTTACCTCTTGCACCTACTTCAAAGAATACACCTTTAGAACCACTTAATCCAGCAACAGACGCAGCTGCACCTGTACCTTGTAAATAGTCACCAGCACCTGAAGCTGCTTCAGCTGGTACTGCTTCTACTAAAGCTGTTTCCATGTAGTCTTCAAATCTTAGTCTTGTATCGTGCTCAGACTTTAGATACCATAAGTATCCACTTACTCCGTCTTCTCCACTTACTTCAACCCAGCCAATTTGTGCCATATCAGAACCTGATACAGAGTATTTATCTTTTAAGATAATTGGCTTATTGTCAAAAAAGAAATCGTCAGATTCTAATGAACCTACCATTCCTTCAGTTCCTTTTGCAAATTCAGAACCGTAAATAAAGACATCACATGCTACACCCGCTGCTACTGATTGTCCAGCTGCTTCATAATAAGCTACTGTAAATGTATTTGGGTTTGCGTTAGTTGGTCCAGCTGTAACAATCGCTTTGTTTGTTAGTGATGAACCTGGAGTGTTGTCTGAAATCATTACAGTTTGACCTACTCTAATAACGTTTTTAGCATCTCTCGCTGTGTTAGGGTTAGCTAACGCAGGATTGAAGTTAGTTAAGTTATTTGGAATTGTCCAAACTGCTCCAGAGTCTGTACCTGCAGCTGCTGCTGAAGTACATGCTTTGTATTTAATATGCAATCTTCCTTGCTCTGCCCATTTAATAAGGTCAGAGTTAGAAGGCATTTCTGCTCCTACCATACGTAGGAATGAACTTATGCTTCTATTACCATATCTTTCAAATTCTTTCTCGTAAGTATCTGGTAGATACTGATTCAAGAAATCAAAATCTTTGATATAATTCGTTTCAACAGGAACCTGTTGAGCAGAAGGTTGTAAATCGAAGCCAGGGCTAATATTTACTGCCATAACTTTATAATTTTAATTTGTTAAACTTTTTTAATACTTCTAATTTTGAGTCCTCTACCACTCGAAGTATCACCTACAGCTTTTATTTTCAAACTATTTTTCGTGCTAAGTTGCGGGGCTCTACGAACATCCATATTGATATTCTTAGATTTTCTTGCTACATCATCTACTGTTGCAGCAACACCCTGCTCATAAAAAAACTTCGCAAACTTTTCAGGATTCATAGCTATTGACATAGCTCTATGGTATCCTTCTGCATCTTTCATAAGTCCGTTTTCATCATTATATTTTGAAACGAAATTATTAAAATCCATTTGCTTGTTCTTTAATTCCTCAGCAGTCCCAGGTTTATAGAGAATTGATTTATCGTCACTAACGCTGAACTCAAAACCTTTGAACTCATCGCCAAACACTTTGTTTGTACGTTCCTCAAAATTTCTTCTCATAAGCTGAACGGCCTCCTTCTGAGAATTAGATTCCTCTATCATTGTCTTGTAAGCATTAAGATTGTTTTCTTGTTCATCAGATAATCCACCCCCACTTGACTCAAGAGGGACTTTATACTTATCTTTCTGTTCTTTAAAAAACTTTCTTGCTTTTGCAAGCTCTCTCTTTTTAGCTAACTTTTTCTTCTTGATATCCTTTTCGTCATCTTCTTCACTGTCGTATCCAAATCTGTCGTCCATTATATCTTGAATATCTATAGCATCAAGACCTTCCTCTTGAACACCAAGATAATCAGCTAAAACTGAATCCTCATCCATGTCATCGTAGTTCTTTTGTAATTTATAAAAGTCTTCGATTCCACGGCCTGTTTCTTTCTTATAATCAAAATACAATTTAACATCATCAGGTAATTCAACATTTGATTCTTTAGTTTCAAATAATTCCTCAACTGAATTAATGTCTTTGTTGTATCTCTCTTTAATAAAATTAAGAACATGTTCGTCATTTAACTCTGACGAGGGAGTTTTGTCTTCTACAGCTGGAGTTTCCTCAGCTGGTTTTTCCTTTACTTCTGCTTGAGGTTCAACCTTTTCAGGTTTTTCCTCAGCTTGATTTTCTTGTTGTTGAGCTTCATGCTTTTGTAACAACTGCTCTTCAATTTCGGCTTTTGATTTTTGAGTGTTGCCATCCACTGCTTTTACTTTTATTTCCATTAGATTAAATTTTTAACAAAATTAAACAATAATTATTTACCATTTTTAGGCGTTTTTCAAATAGTTATACATGTCTTCACCTAACTTTTCACCTACCTCTTTGTCAGATTTGTAGTGCACTCGTGCAACTATTCTGCTTTTAGATATGTGGTTTGAGACATCCATAAATTCTTTTTTCATTTCAGGAAACATATCTCCTAAAATTAATGCTATCATTCTACCTTGAGCTGAATGTCCCGAAGGAAAAGCTGGTGTCTGTGCACTTTTCATTTTGTGATATAATAAACTTATACCAAATTTTTTTGCGAGTTTATCAGGCCTTGGTCTATCGTGATAATTTTTTATTTTTAAAATAACCTTAGAAGAATTTTCAATTAAATCATTTACTAATTCTTCAGGATACTCCCTGGTGCGATTGTTGAAAAGTCGTTTAAACGACTTGTTGATGTCATCATACTTATCTGAGTAAGCCACATCCATGCGTTTAGTTTGCAAAGATTTAATTTCGTTAAGAGTTTGTAAACTTATATCGGAAGGATATTTAATTAACTTATATTTCTTGATATTGAAATCACTAAACATAGGAGGAAGACTGCCCATAAAAGATTATTTAGGTCCAAACTCTGCTAAATCAAAACCATCTAAAGTATCCTCATTAGATTCAAACTTTACTGCTGGTAAATTTCTTTTTCTTTGTTCAATAAGTTTAGATTGTTGCGTATTAGCTTGACTAATTCTATCTGACTTACCTTTTTCTCTTGCCTTTTCTCTTTCATCAATTTGAGCCTGCTCAATACCTTTCAACTGCATGTTATAAGCAAACTCAGTTTCCATTAATTGAGATTTTAACATAGCTTCATTCTTCATCTTCTCTATTTCCATAGCTATCTCCGCTTGTTTTATTTGCATTTTGGATTGAGTCTCAGCTGCAATTCTTTGCTGCTCTTGTTGTGCCGACATCATAGCTGCTTGTTGCTGCATCTCTGCTTGAGCAGCTTGTTGCATCTGAGCTTGCTGCTGTTCCATTTGTGCTTTCTTTTTTCTTTTTGTTTTAAGAAGTTGGTTAGCCATTTTTAAATTATGTATCTCTCTTATATCTAACGCATCCTCTAAATTAATGTCGTTTTTAGATAAAGCCATTTGTATATTAGCTTCAAGCATTGCTCTTTCTTCTTCATCTGGTGCTAATTCTAAGAATATACCAAAGCTGTATAGATATAGGTTTCTAATATCTTCAAGTAAGTTTAGATTATATTTACCTATTTGCATTGCAAACTGGTCTTTAAACTCAGAGTATTCTAATACATCAGCTGTTCTTAAAACTATACCTTCAGCTAATCTTCTTGTAATGTACAGACTTGCATTTAATATATGTCTTGTAGCAGTGTTAGAGTTAAGTGCTGCTAATTTTTGTACACCTACCAATGCGTCAGGATTTGGTGTAGAACCATCACGAGCTTCGTTTAAACCAGTTACAGTTCTAATCATATCAAGATAATGATTGTAATTAGCTATTAACATTTGCATTTTAGCCCCACCACTATTTGATGTTAGTTGTGTGATTGGAACCTTAGCATTATTAAACTCACCATCTTGAGTAAAACTTCTACCCACTACACTACCAGTTTGGAAATAAAGCCGTAGAGCATCTTCAGGATTATAAGCATTACCTGTGCCTAAGTCAACTTCATTAAGTCCATCAGCGTCTATAAAAACACCGTCTGGGACCATTCTTGATATTACTTGCTGTAACTTTAAATGTGTTACCTGAATCAAATCAGCAAAAGGAATCATTCTTCTAACTAAAGATTCATACATTCCTTTATATAATCTTGGAGCACAAGCTACATAATTAGGTAAAGCGTTTTGACTTGCAGCTTTAGGTCTAACCATATTTTCTGCAAGCTCCCATTTCAAAAGAATGTTTGTTCCCATAACCATAATACCATCATACCATACTTCTATCTTTTTTTCAACTCTTTCAAACTTTCCTTCAGCCATCATTTCTTCTGGCGGATTGAAGCTCTCATCTTTTTGTACAACTTTGAAAGTACCATCTGGCATTTCTTTTTTCTTATATACAAATGTGTGAGTAGTTTTATAATTAAAATATAGTAATGTACATGTATCTCTGTAGAACAAAGAGTTTTCATAGTATTGTGCATTATTATAATAATTATACCATGACTGACTATACTTTGCTATCTCTTCCATCTCCTCATTAGTTATGTCAGGATTTATTTTTACAAGCTCAGCCATTGGTATAGTTTTTAATTCACCCCAATAAAAACAATCTTTGAAATAAGGGTCTTCAGTATAACTATATACTACATTCGCTGGGTCTACATAATTAATTTCAATACCTTGACCTGGTAAAAACTGATGTTTAGTCATACCAACACCAATAGTCATGATGTCATAATCAACTCTTTTTCTAATATCTTGATAATGATTTTGATTTAATACAGTATCTATAGCTTCTTCAGCTGCAATCTCTACAGCTGGTTTGTATTTCATTTGCATAAATAATTCCAGCTCTTCATCGTTTTCTGGTAATTCATCTTCTGCAGTTTGAAATACGTTAAGCTCAAAGTCTTCTTCTATTTGTTGAAATAAAGGACGAGCAATCATCTCTCCTTCTATTTTCTTTTGAAACTCATCTCTTTTTTCTGCTGACATTGCATCTTCTGCAAAAGCATTTACTTTAAACAGTCTATCATTTAAACCATTTACTACAATGTCTACAAACTTTGGAATTATTGGAACTGGTGTCCAATCTAAATTAAGGTAGGATAAATCGCCATCAATAGCAATTTCATTTTTATACTTTTGTACAGACTGCTCACCACGTGCGTATAGACGCAACCTATTGAACTCACCCCATTGATTTAAATACCTACACGAGCCGTTATCTTTTCTAAACCATTCATATTGAATAGCCTGTCCAACTTGCAGGCCGTACTCCGCTGTATCTTTTTGTGCATCGGAGGCAAATTCATCTGGAAATGCAGCTGCTTTTAAGTTAATTTCTACTTGTTTCATTTATTAATAATTCGACTAACTTTTTCGCTGTTATTATATCTTGCAAAGTTAATGCTAATTTTTGTCTTTTCTTTAGTCGGTGTGTATAAGTGTTTTTGGTTTGCCATAATGGCTAATCCAGAGCTTATAGAAGCATCAAACTTAGTTCTATTGCTTATATCAAACTTAGCCCAATCCTCAAGAGTTCTTTGAAAATACATGTCACCCATATCACCCTCTATCCTATGCACGCCATCCATATCAACTCCTATATATTTTTCTATATAAGACTCAATAGCAGATGCGTGTGATTGTTTTACATCCTCTGACGTATTTGGTATACCACCTAATTCTCTTTCACTTTTGGAAAGCTTATTAAATGTTTTGTCAGGTCTGTTTAAACAAAACCCTCGATATCCTCTATTTTTAAAATGATATAACAAACGAGGTTTATTATTTTCACATAATATTGGCATGCCATAAAACACACATGCCATCAATACTTCCTCAAAAAATATTTCAGCTGTTTGTGGTCTGGCAATATATTCCAAAAAGAAATGATTACTTGGAATTTCTTCCATACTAAACTTGGTTAAACCATGTAAAGAACCATTAGAACCTTTACCAACTACAACCCCTGATATATCATAAGAGTCGCAACCAAATGAACCCAAATGTTCATTACCTGGAAAGAATCTATTATTCTTTCTTATAATATTATTTTGAAGAGAGCGTTTAGGTATGTAAGTTACAAAAAATCTTCCTCTTTTGTTTGGAGTCCATACAACCTTACTATCCTTTATTCCGTTTTCCCAACTGAAAGAACCTTGTGTAATAAAATGTTCTTTTATTATACTATCATTATAATCAATCTGTTGATATATTTTTGTTAAATTAAATATTGACTGTTTACTTTCATCTCTAAAAGCATGTGATTCTGAACGAGGAAATTGTCTGTAATATTCATTAAGTGCATCAGGGTCGTTTTTCAAAGACACAACTTCGTTTTCCCAATAATTAACAGCACCTTGATATATGTATTCATCATCTATTCCCACCACTTCTTGTTTTGGATTATCTAATACAGGCATACCATACCTATCTATAAAACCTTCCATGTTCCATTCCATAGGAACAAACAAAGAATATAAACCACTTTTGGTTTGTCCATTTGCATTTCTTTTGTTGCAATCCGAATCGTTGTATAAACTTTTAAAGTTTCTACCTCCCTTATCTAAGGCGTTTGAAGTAGAACCCATCATACATTTGCCTATTATTTTACTACCTAATCGTAAACAGGTCTTTGTAACTCTCCAGTTATTTAAAATGTTTTCGGGTTTTTCCCACTTACCACTTTCATCATGTATTAACAGCTGTAATTTTTCACCATCATAACTATTGTCAGATGTATTCTTCCAGTCTATAGTTGTATCCAAACCTTCTAACACTTCTTCTTCAACATTAAACATATTCTTTTTTGTAATCTTTGAAGCAGGTACTCGATATGCTAATTCTGTTTTTGGTTTATCCATACCATCTTGTATAGGTTTAAAAAAGAAAGGATAGTTGTTAGATATAGGAACTATTTTATCTGTAAACATTTTCTTTGCGTCTGCTCCTGTTTTAGATAATATTCCTATACGTGCATTCTTTGTTATTGTACCTGTATTAACGCCTTCACAAGAGCTCATAAACGAAAAACCAGAACGTCTTATTTTTAAGTAACA